CAGACTCTAGATGACATTGCTGACCAAGACCCTTCGTACATCATTTGGCTCACCGACAACAACATACTGGACATCAATGTCAAGCTAGTGTTTGATTGTCTTGCTGATTCGATGGAAGGCCCTGATTGGATGATTGGGATGGAACATGAAATGAACAATGACTAAGCAATGCAACTAGACTTTAACTTTGGTCCTCTAATCTTGTTTCTAGTATTAGTTGGTGCCTTGCTTATGTTTGGCATCAACGAGGCCTATGATAGATTAACTGGCCAAGATGGTACTATAAGGGTGGAGCAACCAATTGAGCCTTCGATTGAGTTGATCATAAGAGACAACCAAGTGGATACTGTGTATGTGTACGCTAAGCCCTAACAAATGAAAGAGCGCGGACTGATACTCCCGATCGGAGATGGCTGCGAGATTATGCTACTTCACTACTGGCGTTGCTGGCTGGGGCATGATTGGGTGTATGGGGATCGTGATCAGGAACGAGTGTGCTCTAAGTGCAACAAGCGTATGCTGCTGCAGTTGACTAATAGTGGAATGACTAAGTCGTGGTGCTGGTGGAGGCCTAAAGAGGCTGTTGCTTAGTTCTATCTGGATTGCTTATATTTGATTGATGCCTGAGTTAGCTACATACTGCCCGAACTGCTTCACGCCGAACGGCGATGATCATAGGTGTCCAACCCATATCGTGCACCCGCCTGTGATAAGAATAAGATCTAACTTTGGACCAGGATCCGTGATCCAGTTGTGGGACCCAGCAGAGCATGTTGCAATGTACAATCCTGAACTCAGGACAAGAGCTCATACGCTACTCACACTTGCCCTACAACATGGCTGGCCAGTAGCGAGGTTGGAGAGTCCTCACACACACTCTGACCCAACCACTCCTGTGTTGGAGAGATTCCTAGAGTACATTTGTAAAACCTCCAAGGACACCAATGTTGGTAATATAGTACTATACTACAGAGAGCGGGAAGGGTTAGCGTTTTGTCATAAGAAGGACCTACCATCTACCTGCACGGTGATCTCCTATGAGCAAGGTTGCCAAGTTCTGTCCATCCCTCCTATCCAAGCTCAAATTGATCTCACACGGATCGAGGACCTTGATAAGTTAATGTGCTTCTTCAGGCCAACGCCGAGTGAGTATCAAAGGGGTGACCTCGTATACGACTTAGCTTGCAGTCGTGTAGGTGTGGTTGGTTATGTTCGTCGGCAGAACTATGGGACTATAGTACAATTAAGACGAGGTGGGCAAACTTATGACCGGTCTCTAGATGGGGTGATTGCTCTACAGCTAAGCTACTATCCTAATCCCCCAAGAAGCCTCCTATACCAATTTACAGAAGGCCTTCCGGGACAGACCCTACCCAACCTGATTAAGGCCATCCTAACTATCAAACAACAAACAACAAACAACAACAATGAAGTATCTCGATCTACTGAAGGCACAAGGAACGGAGAAGGAACAGCTCAAGCAGTTTACGTACCAGGCTGCAAAAACCAAATTGCAGTTGGAGTCCACAATCTTGGAGACTCAATCTGCTATCGAGGAGGCCAAGCAGGAATTGGAGTCGATGAAAGCTACCTTTCCACTCAACCCACAAGAATTGGCTGATCAGTTCGCCAAGCTGGAGAAGTTTGAGAAGGGTTTGAAGTTCCTGCAGGGCCTGTCGGCTGAGTTGTTTTAACTCCCTCCGCTCAAGATTGTAGTGTGCACTTCATTGAGGTGTGCACTACTTATTACCAATGTACAACCACTCCACGCTACTAACATGACAAAGTTGACCGGTAAGATACTCAGAACCTTGATCAGGGAGGAGTGGACTAAGTTGAAAGAGGAGACCAGCTTTGATGATGGTACTAAAGACTCTAGAGGCTTGGTTAAAGCCTTACAGGACTATGTTAACAACAACTTAGAAGGTCCTGCAAATGTACTAGTTGATATGTCAGATAACTGGGATGGACAACCCGCTTACGTCATCTCACAGGCAGGAGGAAGCGGTGCAGCCTACAAGCTAACAGGAGAGCCTCACACCGATATGAGAAGTCGAGTAGTATCAAGTCCAGACCAATTGGATACAAAGCGAATCATCAATGTCACTCCTGAAAAACTGAAAGCATGGTTGAGTGGTACAAACACACAACCTCTAGCCCCCAACCTACCACCCGCACCAACCTCTAACCAGATTAAGCGATGAAATTGAAGAGCCTTCTAGCCCCAAAAGCTAAGCTCAAGGAGCAACATGAGTTGGGTGATATGACCAAGGGTCCAGGGTCAGCTGCCCGCCTTAGGGTAACTAATGATGTCTACTTTTACGTAGTGACTAAGGCATCTCCAAATTCTGAGATAGGTGACATCTTCTTCAAGGTTGATCCAATTGGATTTGCCAATCAGATCCGAGGTGGGTTGAAGCCTGAAGAAATTGTGGTGATCACTTCCGATATGGAAGAGGCCCGTGCTGCAGCCTTCGATCAGGTTGAAGCTCCTGATGATCAGCCTACTGGGTCATCACTGGTGCCTTCACAAGACCCCACCGCTGCTGAAAAAGGTAAAAGCAAATACTATCAGAGCAGACAGTTCGTTCGTGAGAAGTCCAAAACACCTTCAACCCAACAGTAGTAATGCTATTGCAAGTCGACGTAGGAGTATTTGAACACCTAGCCGAGTATGGTGTACTTGGTCTAGTTACCCTAGCGTTAGGCTTCGTGGTGTGGTACCTACTACGTCGTGCTTTGGCATTGGATGATCGAGTGTGGTTGCATGCTGATGAGCTACAAAAGGAGCTAACCAACTACATCAAGGATGATAGGGATAGGGTTACTACCGCTCTCAACAACAACACCGAAGCTCTAAACAACCTGAGGGAAACTCTTAACTCTAAGCGATGATGCTACCTAGTAAGTTAGTCAACACTAAAGTACTACTAGCAGCTGTGATCGTATTCATCGGCTTGGTTGTACTGGGTATTGTTGATACGGGGATCAGGCACGTCGATGTAGTCGTCAACAACATCATCCTAGTTGAGCAGAATGACAGCCTCAAGTACCAGGTTGCTAAGCTGCAGCAGGTAATTGACACAACTGACACTCAAACCATCGACTCCCTAGCCAAGGAATCAGCAGCTAAGGAGCTCCTTGTGCAAACTATGACCGATCAGCTTGATAGCACCAAGCAACAACTTGAATATGAGAAGCGCAATAGTATTATTAGCCCTTACAATACTATCCCTTACCGGATGGAGCCAGTCGAGCTACCCGGTACAGAAGATAATTGAACAAGGTGATACCTTGGTCATCATGACTAAGGGCCAGGCGGATCAACTCAATCGAGGGTTGCAGGTCCAGGCTAACTACATCAAAGAGCTCAAGCAGAAGTACGATCGCCTTAAGGTCAATCACTTCAACCTGTTGCAGAACTTCGAAGACTGTAGAGTGGAGTTGGCAAGAACCAACAAGTACAATGACTCGTTGATTGACAAACTAGGGTCCGACATGGCTCTGCTATATAAGGTTAACGACAGTAGTGAGGTGTTCTTCGTAGACTTGAAGTACTATACTGTGGATGTCTTTAGTAAGGGTACTATCTTTCTAACTTCGATGAGTGATCCTCAAAGGGCAAAAGCCAACCTACACTTAGTTGCCTATCCAGACTGGAAGTACATCAACATAGCTAACGAATTTGATCCTGAGTATAGGAGCTTTGTCGACTTTGTCAGACTGTATCCCTCTCGCTATCAAACTAGGTTGGACCAGGAATTATACCTAAGGCGATGATCAAACTGAAGAGTCTGATTGGTGAGATAACCTTAGGTTCCGGACACGCCGGCACAAAGGATACGGTAGTTGATGTGGGAAGTTTTGTTAGCCGCCTCGATAAGTTGGGGTTTGATATCAAACCATCTCTCTACGTTCGAGGTCTTGAGGGTGATGCCCGTGCTAGGGCGATTGGTGTACTACCGTCTGTAGAGCTACCAATTGAACAGTTGAAGGCTCAAGCTGAGCCTGTTGATGGGCAGCCAGGACTACACTTGTGGTCTAATCAACTATACGATAGACCATTCTACTACCTACTCAACTTCAACGCTACTGTGATCAAGGATTTAGTGATTGCAACCTTAGAGGGTGATAGGCGATCGCTAGGCATGGGTTACAGTCCTAGCACAGCCTTCAACCTTCCAGCCTTAGAGGTGCACTGGTCTGGAGTCGCTGATCAGTTCCGCGGTAAGGGATATGGCAAGCTGATCTACAAAGCAGTACTAGAGAAGGAGGGGACTTTGTATAGTGACACTATACTGTTTAAGGGAAGCTACGGTCTGTGGACTAACTACCTTCCCTCAATCTCAACCTGGTACGGAGGCTTACTTCCCATCTCTTGGATCAAAGGAGAAGACTACTCACTTCCAATTGCAATAACCACACAGGAGGCTCAATCTAAGGCCTTTGCTGAGTCGGCCCTATCTGGCTTTATTGCCTCAGTCAGACCTTCCACTCAACTTCGAAAGTTAGGGTACAACCTTAAGGGACTGTCTTTCACTAAGGGGGAGTATATGGTGATTGGACTTGCACAAGATGCTGATGTAGCGTCCTTTGTTTTAGATCGTGATGAAGCTGCAAATGGTGAGCCAGGAGGAGATCCTCTCAATGCACTCGAAGCAGCTAACGAAAGCGATAGCCTGATAGAATTTCTAGAGAGCCTTGAACGAGGTATGGATATGGAGCTAACGGGAGAGCTTTACGTAATCGACCCTGCAAAGCGCTCCACCAACGTACAGCACCAACTTGATAGCCATCAAGTGGCCAAAGCAAAGACAATTGTACTTTGCTTTTCAGATGCCACAGCCATAGTTAAGGATCTAGGATCCAAGGTATCATTAACTCTAATCTAACAACAGCACCAACATGAAAAGTCTATCATATGAGCAGTGGGTAGGTCTAGTCCGCCACGGACTGACCATCGTAGGAACAATTCTAGTAGCTAAGGGTACGATCGATGAGTCCAACTGGACCATCATCACTGGATCGGTACTCGGCATGCTTTCAATGATCTGGTCTGTCCGCTCGAAGTCAGTTTAAGTTTGGGGTTGCAGCCAACATAATGGCTGGGCTATGTTTGTTTCAATGAAGAGCACTAAGGCACTCCTAAAACAAGCAGAAGCAACACAACCCTACGTAGGCTATGTCCGAGAGCACCTCAACCTAGTAGGGGTTCGAGTGCGTAAGTGGATGCCATGGGATCCTGATAGCTGTCGTTATGAGGCCTTTCGAGACACTCGCCAGGTACTTCTCCCTATACCAGTTGACACTTGGAGCTTCATGGTGTGCTTGCATGAGATAGGACACATTAGTATGGGAGAGCGAGTGTTCTCTTATCTAGATGAGTATGTGGCTGAGCAGTGGGCAATTAAACGAGCTGAAAAATTCCACGGTATAGTCGACCTAGCCTATCAGGAGGATGCCAAGCGCTATGTTTGGATGCACATCATTCAGAATAGGCTGTTCTACAATCTGAAGACCGAGAGGATCAAACCATACGTGTTAGATTGGATTGGAGCTACCCCTCAGCAAGTAGACTTGGATGTTAAAGTGTTCCATGCACTGCACGGCACTAACTCCTTGATTCTCAGGTGATTACGGTAACTCCCTGAGAATCAACAGGTTATAGATCCAAAATCCTGGTTTTAAGCGACGATCGCTCCAACCTGGTGTCTCCTACCCGTGAAGCCAAAAAAACGTGGCAAATCCAAGATTTCACCGCTAAAAACATCCGCCTTTAGCAATGTCGAGATTGCTCAAACTGGAGCATCCGTTTAACACAGCATCCAACTTGGAGATTGAGTACCTTCCAGGGGTGTGGAATAGGGTGACAGCCAACTGGTTCAGATCGTTTGTTGGCCAGCGTAGGATCGACAACCAACCTTACCGAGGGCCAGTGTTCTACGAAGGTACCAATATCCAGTACAACATAACCAAATCGGACCGAGCTCGCATCTTGTCAATCGAGGAGCTAAATGACAAGAAGTTGGTGGAGAGGTACAGGATTAAGAGGATCATACCTATGCCTGGCACTCGGAGGACTAGGATCGTTTAGTTGCATCTTTTTCGAGGGTAGCCCTACGTATAAGGGGATAAAGTAACCCGGCAGACAATGGCAAAGGTATCTTCAAGTGGAGTGTTGATGGTGAAGTCTCGAAGGAAGAGGCCAGGGGTGCACGCTAAGTCTAAGACATCGAAAAACCGTCGCTCTAAAAATTATAGCAAGCCATACGCAGGACAAGGATAGTCTGCGTTGACTTACTGCAAAAAAGGGCGTATCATGTTCGTATACAAACAACAACATACCACCCATGATAATCACCATTATCGCAACTGTCTGCCTAGGCGCTTTTGTTGCCGCTCTGCTAATATCTCGTGCAAAACTCCTTAAGGAACGCAAGGAGTTGCAGGAGAAGTTCAAAGTAGCTCAGGACTATGCTGAATATGCTGCGAAGACCAATGCGCAGCTTACCGCAGCCAATAACGCTATATCTGCTGAGGTAGTTACTCTCAAAGAGGCAACCACCGCCAAGTCAAGTACAACCCCTCCTCCTAGCCACAAGAACGCTAAACTGAAGCAAGCGAGTGAATGAGCTGCTACCACAAGCTAGTTCAATCTAAGTTCATTGGGAATGCTCCTAAGGAGCTCCAACAGGCGCGCACTGCACTTGGACTGTCTGCACCAAAGCCTCTCACTCACTCCTACGGATTAGGTAAGCGCGTAAAGAGGGTAGTGTACAACAAGTACATGGAGTACTACGAGCTACTAACTTATCCAGCTGAGGTCTCCGATGAATTCTACCGCGATCTACACTACATTAAGGTAGATCATTTGCTATTTGCCTTTAGCGGCAAGAAGGCCCATATCGACAATGCGTGCGATCACAGTTACAAGGTCAATGGAGACATTCCATACTACAGAACACAACACCTAATCAATGGTAGAATGTTCTATACCGTGTTGATCGACATCCGTTTCTCGATGGTACCTCATTCTCCAAACTAGGTTTGCTAAGTCGGTTTTTTCTTCGTATTGTGTTGAAATGAGTAAGATCTTAGGTTGTAAGTTGTGTGGACAGATAGTGCACGATGTTAGTGATAACGCCGGAGCTGTCACCTGCTGGGAGTGTGTAGCTGGGATGGTCGATGAGCCACAAGCCTACAAAAAGAAAACTACTGGCTATGCACGAGGATGGAGGTTCATGAAGCAATTCGTGCATGCCGATGGTACTGTCTACCATAGAGGTGTGGAGCAACCCAAACTCAAAGGCACCTTGGAAGCCACTCCACCCAAGGTACCAGTTGATAAGAAGAGTAAAGTAGATCGGGCCCGTGAGCGGGAGGCTGATCTTGTAAACCTAGGCAAACTCAAAGCCCAACTCAAGAAGGAGACTGGGAAAATGAAGCAGAAGAAGTTGAACTCACAAATCAAGAAACTACAAAAGAAATTGCTATGAAGACCTTAGTACCCGAGCAAATCCAAGACAACTACAACACTCTCCTTGGTTACATCAACACCTACATTGCTAGCCCTCGCAAGGAGTTGGTGATCAAGCTGTATCAAGATCACGAGGATAGGATTGCCACTATGCCTGCCAGTGGTACTGAGCACTATCATAACTGCTTTCCTGGAGGCTACGTCGACCACGTAATTCGAGTGATTGAGACCTCGTTGCGCTTGTTCGATCTGTGGGCAGAGTTCGGAGCTACGATCAACTATACCAAGGAGGAGCTGGTATTTGCAGCTCTCAATCACGATCTAGGTAAGATTGGTACTGAGGATGCTGAGCAGTATATCATCAACGATTCAGAGTGGCACCGTAAGAATCAAGGCAAACACTACAAGAACAATCCAGTCAATAGCTTCATGACTGTACCAGATCGCTCGTTGAAGTTGTTGGCTGATCGGGGTATTCCTGTCAGTGAGCAGGAATGGTTTGGAATCAAGCTGCATGATGGGTTGTATGAGGAGGCTAATAAGAGCTACTACATTAGCTACGATCCTACCAGTCGGCTGCGCACCAACCTACCATATGTGCTGCACCAAGCTGACATGCTCTCAGCTCGTGTAGAGTATGAGGCTTGGGTTAGGGAGCAATCATCATCAACCTCAGACAAGAAAAAACGTACAGCCACAACAATGGCTATGACTGAGGAAACTAAGAAGGATCTACAAGGCGTATTCAATCAGATGTTCAAACCATGATTTGGATTCTCCTACTCTGCATCCTACTGATTGGCGGGCTGAGCTATCTCCTGTACATAAACACTCGTAAGGTAGATAAGCTTGAACTGTTCTGTGAGGCGTACGTGAGTTTTATCTCAGCGATGTACTTTAGAGTCAAGGATGTTCAAGAGAGGTTACAAGAAGTTGATCGCCTCGGAGCATTCAAAGCTGATGATGAGGTAGGGTTTGTGTTTACAGAAATCAACAGTGCAGTGAACGACCTTCACTTATTCATAACTAAGTACGTCAATGCAGACAGCCAAACCAAAGAGAACCAGGAGGAAGAGTAAGGACGCTAGTAAGGATCGATACTACTTTACTAGTGCAGTGGATGATGCAATTGTGCGCTACAATGCGACAGAAGATCCTTATGATCGTAGTTTGATCTATCAACAGGATATTCGAGCCCCGTTTGAGAAGTTGGTTGAGTTTATCATCAACACATTCAAGTACTATCGCTTTGGTGATCAAACTCCCCAACAAGCACAGCAGGAGGTTGTAGGCTTCCTGGTAGAGAAGTTAGGTAAGTTCAAGCCAGAGAGTGGAAAGGCCTTCAGCTACTTCAGTATGGTAGCCAAGCACTTCTGTATCCAACGCAACAAGGCCAATTACAAAAAGCTAACCTCTCATCACACTCTATCCAGCATAGGAGATTCAAGCCTTGAGAATAGGTTGGTGGCTGATTCATTTGATGAAAGCCAGTATGCTATACAACAGTTTCAGAACACCTTTGTGGAGTACTGGGATGCTAACCTAGCTAGGCTGTGTCCCAAAAAGGGAGACAAGTACATAGCTGCTGCCGTTTTAGAACTATTCCGTCGAAGGGATACCTTGGAGCTGTTCAACAAGAAGGCCCTGTACATCTATGTGAGGGAGATATCAGACATCAGTGGTTCCCCTAAACCAACAACTACCCCTCAAATCACCAAGATCGTTAAGGTAATCAAGGGAAAGTACAAGGAGATGTATAAGGACTACCTAACGCACGGTCATCTGCTCCACAACAGAGTGT